CAAAGGTTTGCAAAACTGTGCCTAATTTACCACTTCCCACATTTGTGTACACAGTGAATACTGTGCTGTCATTGCCGTCTGCCGCTTGGTCAGGCCGAGTAACTTGCAGTGCTTGGGGGTCAATGGGGGTGGGCTTGGGCATGAGCTGAGGATGTTTCGGTGAATACTGATCGGGACCGACTAGTAGCCCATCCCAAGTCATTTTCATATCTTTCAAGCGATAGCGGAACCCTGTGATATCACAGATCCCATACGCATTTTTGTTCGATGCGTAAGCCATTACGCGATGTTGTAACTACGCAAATCGGGAGCGACGCGGAACGAGCTTCGATCCTCGTCTTGACTCATCGCACGCTGAAACTCTTCTTCGTAAAGTTGCTTCAGCATACCCACCTTTTCAGGCGCACGCTTCAGTGCCAAATAGTACGCAAGCCCAGCGGCGAGACAGGGGTAGAATCGAAATGGGATCTCCATCGTGTTCGCGCCCACGTCAGCGTCGTCTATCCGACTCAGCACACTTAAATGCAATTCGTACTTGCTGTTTTGGTCTGGCGCGGGCCAAATTTTCACCAAAGGACTGATTTGCTTGTCGATCAAATACTGGTTCGGCTTGCCCGTCGTGCTTTTGGTAGCGATATTTGCATACTGCGATCGTGAGAGGCGTGTCATCGGCACATCTGTTGAGACACCACTCACAGTCTCTCTGATGAACACATCCAAAACGTCGATCGTCGCGGTGGGTGTTGTCGCATTGATGGTGTATGACGTCGTGTCCTTTACCATCGTCAAAACTTTCTGATTGATCGTCCACTGGTTGAGACCCCGATTGGCCCACTCTGCCAGCATCAAGTTCAGTGAACGGGTGGCAGTTTTGAGGTCATAGCCCGTGCGTAATTCTAAGCCGCAACGCTCAAACGCCTCTTCGACGTAGTCTGCTACGTCAAGCTCAAAATCTTTACTCCCGCTGACCGTCATCATCTGTCTCCGCGTACAGGTTGTCGAACACCTGGTTCACATCAAGAGTGTAATCTAAATCGCTTTTGCTGTAATGAATATGTTGCGATGGACGGAAGTCTGGCGCACCTTCCCCAGTTTCGAACCAGGCGGGATGCGTGACGCGCACGCGGTTGTTAGGTAGCGCAACAATATTGCCAGTCCACGGCCCCGCATCAAGTAGCTCAAGCACATGGCTTTGTTTGTGTTGTGCCGGGTCGTCCGCGATTTCGTTGTTAGTGTAATCGACGGTGAAAAGATACTTGGCGGGATACATTTCACCATCGATTTTGGCTAACCACGGGCACGGCGTGCAACGATCGAGCACATACACCGCATGATCTCGCGATGAGCAGTCCCACGGTTGCGCAGCCCACACAGGCATTGGGTCAGGCCACTCCTCAAGCGGCGTGTCGCCAACGAGCGCAGTAATTGGCATGCGAGCCCACATCGCACCACCATGCACGTTCGGTTCATTCTCATCGTCATAGGTTTCTGCACCCGTGAAAATGACTTGAAAGCTCAAACACCGCGTGGGCATGGTGGTCACGGCGATTGCCATCGCATGGATGAACTCACCGTGATACTCGGTGTGATTGTGCGTGTACTCTTTACGAACCCAACATTTGAAATACGGAATGTTGCTTTGTAGATACGCCACGCTTAACGGCCATAAAGTCCGCTATTTTTGTTGGAGGGCTTTCTCATGCTACCTGCGGCGCCGCCTTTCGCATAGCTCTTTGTGGCCATCTTGCCACCTTTCGCCATACCTTTTGCTTTCATTTTGCCGCCCATCGCCATGCCTTTGGCTTTCATCTTGCCACCAGCCATCATTCCTTTCGCCTTCATTTTGCCGCCAGCTTTCATGCCCTTAGCCTTCATTTTGCCGCCAGCCATCATGCCTTTCGCTTTCATGCCTTTTTTCTTGTGTCCCGCCATGTCATTTACTCCTTGATTGAGATCGTTTTTTTCGCCCTGCACAGTGAGCTTTCTGCGAAAACCCCCGTGGATTGGAACAGTTTACCTTGCGCTTTCGGGCCGCGCTCCATTTTTTACCCACGCGGCACCCGCGTCATTTTTTGCTTACTGGGCAAAATAGCACCACACCCACGCGCTTGTATCATGGTGACAGCACCGCCATCGCGTGCGTAAGTGGGTACGTTCGTGGGCTTGCCACCCACACCTTGGCGCTTCGCTCGCTTTCTCCTAACCGCGCTTTTTCTTTCAGCAGCGGTCATTTGTTTAGCTTCAGCGCGCGGCACACATTTTGGATACTTACGCTTTGAGCCTTTGGTCTTTGCTCGACCGCACGCTTGGAACTTGCCGTCTTTTTTTGGTGCGCCGATATCGACCCAATCGCCACCTTTGCCTTTACCAAACCATTTTTTCAAGCCGCCTGTAGGTTTAGCCACGGGGTACTCTCGTCATTTTCTTTTTGCTAGGCAGCATCGCACCACACCCGCGACTTTGCACCATGACGGTGCCGCCATCGCGCATACCCTTGGCTTGTTTTGCCATGCTCTTTGCGATAGCCGTGCCCCGCTTTTTTTCATATTTGCTGAGTTTGCCATCTTTATCGAGATCGCTTTTCACCGGGTCAAGCGTCACTTCTCCGCCGCTGGCGCCTTTGTACTTTCCGCCCATCCGCTTGTACTCTTGGACTAAGTAGCCTGAAGAATACGCAGACGGTGTCACGTCAAATTTGCGCTTCATCTTTGCTTTGGCTTTTCTGTAGATAGACGGATTAGCGACGTTGTCAGGTATTTTACTTGCCATTTTTATCTCCCAAATCGAGGTGTTCGTAACACGGGATCGCGTAGTTTTCGCTTCGGTTGAGGCAGCATAATCGGTAACGGTTTTACGGGCCGAGGTTCAATCTGCGGCAACTTGACGGGAAGCGGTTTGATGCGTGGCACTGGCTTCACTGCCTTCACAGGTGGCGGCACTAACGGTGGCGTTCCTGGGTTCGCAATGATCGGCCCAGAGTCGCCGGGAAAGGGTCGTTTCACTTTTTTCGGTGGCGTCGTCGGGATTCTGGGTCCACCGGGATTTGCAATGATCGGACCTGAGTCGCCGGGCGGGAATAAAATGGGTGGCAGCTCTCGGGGCGGCAAAATAATTTGCGTGCCTCCCGGCGCAGGTTTCACAGGCAACGGTTTGACAGGCATCGGTTTGACAGGCAGCGGCTTCACAGGTCTTTCGGGCGGCAGAATGCTCGTCGTAGGTCGCGTATCTACCATAATCGGCGGCTCTACTCTCCTCGCAGCGACATTAATTGGCATCTCAGGCGGTAAATTGAATGCATTTTCTACGCGGCTCAAATCTTGTGTCACCCGTGGTGTTGCTGGAGGCACAACCGCTGACACTGCGGCCGCGCGCGGACTTACGCGACGACCGTCGTCGAACAGACCACGGCGATCTGCGACGCCATCCGACACGTTTGCGGCAGCGGCAGCGTTGGGACCGAAACCGTAGGCATCAGCAGCTTCAGCGGTAGATGTCGTCTGTGGCAAATCAGCCATTATCTCGTCTCTGAGCTGCTGTCGTAGCGCGTCTGTGTCAATTTGTTGCGGTATCTCAGCACGCAGACTTTCAATCTGTTGTTGAATAGGATCAATGGCGCCACTGATTGCTTCTTGCCGTTGCGCTGCCAATGGATCTAGCGCAGCCGCGATGTCAGCTTGCCGCTGCGCAGCGATGGGGTCCAAAGCGGCGGCTATGTCCGCTTGTCTCTGCGCCGCTATTGGATCAATGGCTGCGGCAATATCTGCTTGACGTTGAGCTGCAATCGGGTCTAGGGCGGCTGCAATGTCCGCTTGTCGCTGACCTGCAATGTTTTCTGAGAGCGCGGCTAAATCGGCTTGTGTCAAATCAGCGTCTCGTAAGGCGGCAATTTGTGCCGCCAAGTCCCCACGCTCCCCCGTAGCCGCATCGACGGCGCTCTGGAACTGGCTTGTTTGATCATTAATTGCGGCGAGTTGTGCTTGAATAGAGTCAATAGGCAGCGCACCAAGATTGTCAGCAAGACTACCGATTTGTTGTTCAAGGCCCGATATCAAGTTTGCAGTTTCGTTGCGTATGCTCTCTGACTGCGCTGCATTGCCTGATTCAACATCGGCGTACAAACTTTCTAGCTGTTGATTGAGATTGTTGATTTCATTCTGTGTTCCGCCTAACGCCTCCAACTGCTGATTAATTGACCCAATATCGCCTTGAGTGGATTCGGCACGTTGTGACAAAAGACCCAGCTCTTGCTCAGTCGCTGTTTGAGCGGCTTGTTGAATGGCAGATAACTCTGAAGCAGAAGTTTGTTGTCTCTGAATCAAGTCTTGGAAATTACTATCAATGACGTCGTTGATGCCGCTGAGATCAGTGTTGAGGGAATCTATTCTTTGGCCTAAATCGCCAACTAAAGACGCTTGACGATCAGTCAAATCACCAATCGCAGCTTCTTGTGCCTCACGGACCAGTCTATCGCCTTCTTCAATCTGACGCGCCAGGTTCGCACGCTCATCCAACCCTGCTTGACGCAAATCCAAGGTTTGCGCATCAACACCGCGCTGCAAGTCAGTAATGCGTCCTTCGAGCGCCTTTGTGAGATCGGAGCGTTCAGCCGTTGCTGCCTCGGCCGTCGTTGAAAGCTCTTCTCGCAGTAAATCGCGGAGCGCGTCTATTTCAGTCTGTCGCGCCGTTTCTTGCTGAGTGCGCTGCTCTTCCAACAAATCGCGAAAAGTTGCAGCGGTATTGATTTGCGGCTCGATCGCTTCCAAGCGACGCAACTGCGGAAGACTGACAGCCTCGCGGGGGCCACGGTCAAACACAGGGCGTTGCATCAGGTAGTCCTCCAACGCCGAGTAAGACGTCGTCGGATTAGAGTACTCTGCTATCGCTCGCGCTAAATCGCTGTCTTCATCCATTCATCTCACCAATTTTTGCAAGACCAGTAACTTGCGGCAAAGACGTCTTTCTTCTTTTCCACCGCATCGCAGTTATGGCGAGCCCGAAAGTTTTTACGCCTTTCGGGGCTTGCCTTTTTGATTTTCATGTTGGGGTCGCCATAGCGCACGATCTTTACTTGATCGCCTTTTTTTGCAAGCACGGCAAACTTTTTGTTTTTGCCGGGCGTTCTCTTTTGCTTGTTATAGCCAGGGAAGGACTCGCCACGATAGACGAGTCTCCCCGATTTAGTGCGCTTGACATCTGACGTATCAGCCATACGATTTGATCAACTCAAGGACGATCATGTAAGTATCGCCGCTCGAGTGGCCTACTGTCGTGAAGTCAAGATCGCCCGTGATGCCAGACCCAGCGTTGTTGGGGATGCCACTGAAATCACTGTAATCGTGATAACCGTTACTATCCTCACTCAGCCCGATGGCCAGCACGTTGCTTGTTGCATCAAACTCAATCTTCACTGACATGCCCGTGCACTGCCACCAAATTTTGTTTATGGTAACGCGATTGCACGACAACCCAGCCGAATTTGACGTCAACGCGGATACATCGACTTTTTTAACCGCCGATTCACCTGTGCCATCACTCGCATTGGTAAACTTCAGGACAGCTTTGCGCTCACCATCCTGAATGGTTTGGCTCGTAACTGCATCAGCCATGTGTCACCTCCGTTAGAGTTCAGTGGTGGCTGTACGCTCTTTCATCGCGCTGATGTAGTCAACGGTCAAAACTTTTGCTGCTGCGGCGCCATTCTGTATGCCAAAGCTCACAGTCAGCTCCTCGTCATCAGGCGCATTGGTGCTCACTACAGTGCCGACTTCAGCATTGTTTTGATAGACATGGAAGAGCTGATCTTTCGGGTCAAACATAAAGCCAACCGTCATAAAGGTGTCATCGGCCATTGCGGTTGGCAGATCCAACGTGCTTTGCGTCCCGTCTTTCTCAACGATGAATTGTAATGTCGTTGAGCCATCGGTCAGCAAAAAGAAGATGCCATCTGTGACATCGAGTGGCGACGTATCAGTGAGCTGGAGTCCCATGACAACGTCAGAGGCATCCGCATCGCTCGTCTTCATACGAGCTGAGAACGCAAGCTGCTTGGTTGACTCAAACTTGAAGCCTTCTTTTACGAGCTGGAGGAAGTCGTTGTCGTTGTCGGCGTCGTCATTAGTAATGACAAGCAGACCGCCGTCTCCATCACCCAACGCTTCTGACGCATTGCCCGATCCACCTTCTGTGGTGGTGATCGTCCAATCTGATGCCAGGTAGGTATCGAAGTCGTTGAAGTAAGTGTGATATTTCTGTGGCGCTGGCATTTTGAGTTTGCCAGAAGTGCCTGATGCAGTGACGTTAGTAACGCCTGAAGTAAAATGCGTAGTCATGAAAGTTCTCCTGTGAAAACCAGTGATCAGCCCATCCGATCACCATCTGACCCTGTCAGTGTATGTGAACCTGTAAAACAAAAAAAGGGGGCTGATGCCCCCATTTGTCTTTGCGATTTTACGCTCCTTGGGAGCCGTAAATGCCACGCCAGTCGGAAAAGCCGAACGAGTACCTCTCGCGCGCCTTATAGCGTATGTTGCCTGTCGTAAAGTCAGGCTCCATGCTGGTCTCCATCGGAGTACGCTGGAACATCTTCAAGCCTTCACCCGCATCGGTGACGCTGGTCAGGATGAAGAAGGCATCGGGATCAGCCAAGTAATGGTTGACCGTGTACCCCCCTGGCAACACACCCGTATTACGAATCGCGTTAATATCGTTGTCAGCCGTCCCTGAACGCAGTGTTGAGTTCAAGATCCGATCGGCAACGAAGACCAGTTGAGGCGGTACAACCAATTTGGTTGCTTGAACCGAAATGGTCAGACCCTTGTCATCAGTAAACGTGCTGATGTCGATCAGCGCATCTTCCAACGAGGTCTCATTTAGGTCAGCCATCGAGGTCGCACGGTTTGCAGCAGTGCCACCACCCGCAAGCGGGTGAGCCGTGTTAATCAACGATACGCCATCACCACCCGTGAAGCTGGATGAGAACGCATTGTTAAGCACGTCCGCACCTTTGACTTCCTTGGTGTTCGCCATAGATCGGGCCAAAGCCTTCACATAGCGTTTGCCTAACGAATCGTAAAGATTGTCCTCCACAGCTTCGTCGGTAAGGGCAAATGCTAAAGCCACCGTATCGTGCGTATACCTAGCAGTGAATGACTCACTTGCATTGTCGAACGCGACACCTTGACCTTCCGTTTTGGTCGGCGCACCGCCAAATCCGGTGATGAGTACCTCTTCTTCGAATGCACGCTGAGAGTCTTCGATTGCAAAAATTTCTTCGAACTCCCTCTCATAGCTGTCGTAAGACATGCCGAATAACGAGTTCAATCCTGGTTCGAGTTCTTTAGCGAGCTGTGCTCTTGAAATAGCCATTGTTCAGCTCCTTATGCTAGGCCAGCGCCTTTGACGCCGTAGATTGAGTTTTGAATGACCACAAGCACGTTAGTGTTTGCCGATGCAACGTCGTCGTTGT